ATTATATTCTGCCTGTGATTGCTGCATCAATTTGTTTATTCATTTGTACTTCCGTAACCATAAATAATTGGCTTGTGTATTTGTTAAGCCATCTGTAGCGGTCTGCGTCCTCTTTTAACGCTCGGATAATGTTGGCTACTTGAGCCATTTCTTCGTGCGTCATCATGTAGCCGTTATCAAGTACCCGTAGAAGCTGCGTATAGTCCCGTAGGTCTCTCATTTGTGCGCCTTATAGAATTTGCTACACCACTCACAAAGCCCGTCTATAAGCGTGGATACTTGCCCACAACAATCACAAACTGGCTCTTTCTTTTCTTGTTGTAGCTTTTCTTTAAGCCACTCTTTCAATGTTTTCATATAAATCATTTGCCCAAAAAAGTTGTCCAAAAATGCCTTGGTGTGTTGTCGCTAGGTTTAATGCTTTTTCCGTGTGGCTTTTGTCTTTGTGAGGATATTGAAAGACAGCAATGTATTTCATTCGGTTGTCTTTTTTTTCTAGCTTTTTGCCACGCCTAATTTCTTTAAAACTATTGGTCTTTAAAATGTTGCGTACTTGCCCTTTTGATATTCCGGTTTTGTCCGAAATACCGCTAATTGTTATCCAGTCGTTCTCACGAATTGTTGTCATTATGTGTTGCTGGTTGTTTGTCAGTGCCAATTGAGCCATCCGTATAAAAAAGTGTGTTTGCTATGCGTGTTGGATATTTCATAAAATTCATACTGCCGGGGCGCAATGGTGGCAAAAATGTTTTTAATGGTGGTCTATCAAACTTACTTAATTTTTCTGTTTTGGTTTTCATTGATTTATTCCGGTGTTTAGTTAGCTTACAACATCTAGCGCAATTTTGTAGCTTTTTATTTGGTAAGGTGAAAGCGGCTCACCTTTTTGGTGCTTATCCCGCAATCGCTTTGCCCAGCGTTTGTGGTCTACATTGTCGGCTTTAGGCTTAACCAGTTTGGCAACAATCTTGGCTATTTCGCTGTCCACAATTTCGACTGGTGCTTTGGGTGCGTCCAGTTGCAAATTGTCCGGTCTTGGGGCTTGCTTGCATAAGTTTTTAAATTCAATCAAATTTGGGCATTTCTCTGGCAAGTTTTGCAACGCCCAACCAATAGTTTTTAAATTGTCTGCAAACTGTGCAAGCTCATAGCTCCAAGCGGTTTTTACTTCGTTTAATGGAAACCCGCTCCATTTGTTTTTAAACTCTGTTCCGTAGGTCATAGACAAACGATCAAATAGGCGTTCAATTGCGGCAATTGGTAAACTCATTTTGCAATCCTTGTTAAATTGGTTTCCATATCAACAAAATCCGTTTCTGGCTTAACGCCTCTAGCTTCGTCAAACCACTCTCTATTTTGTTTTACCCAAGGTGCTTCGTAAGTTTTGTCTGCAACCTTGCTTTTGGAATTTGCGTACCACTCGGCATTGAACGATTGCCAACCTGCTATGCAGCAATGCTCTAGTGCGTCATTTAATGACAACCCCGCTTTGCTCGCCTCCTTTTCTATCCCTCTGATTACCGTGTCTGTTACTGCTGAACGCTTTTGCTTTCTAAGCTGCAAAAAATCATCCCAGACTTGCGGGAGAACACCGTCAGGTGTAACTCTTTTAATAATAGAAGATGAAGATGAAGATGAAGATGAAGGGGTTGTATTTTGCTTAACCTTATTTGCAACCTTATGGTTAACCTTACCCCCAACCTTATCCTTGTTTATTAGATTAGGGTTACCACCTAGAACACCGCCTGATGCCCTTTTGTTTCTTAGTTCTTCGTCTCTAACCATTCGTTTGGAAAATATTGAACCATCATGGTCATATTGGAAAACTCCGGCATCAGATAACTCTGACAACCAACCTTCTACAACCTCCAAGGTTTCCCCGACCATGCGTGCAAGGTTGGCAGGAAGGATAACCTTATCATTAACCTTCAAATGCCCGTATGGTGTACCTTCGTGCATATAACAAATAAGATCAATCCACAAACCTCTTGCACCTATTGAGCAACTCCTTAACGCCGTATCTCGTAACCAATCGCTAGGATAAAACTGAAATGATGGTCGTTTCATTTTTGCGACTCCTTAATTTTGTTAGTACAAATTCCGCAAAAATATTTAAATGCTCTTGGAGTAGGATAAAAAAATTTTGATACAGCAAGTTCGGCTGATTCTTTAACTTGGTAAAACCCAATTCGTTCAATAAACTTTTTAACTGCTATTACATCGCTTTTATAAAAACTACCCGTCTCCAAAAAAATGTCTACTATTCGATTTGCTTCGTTGTTTATGCGATTTTCTTTACTAAAAATAACTTCTTGATACCCTTTAATTTGCTGCTCTTGTTCTGCAACCATTTTTGCTTTTTCATCCAGCGATTGCGGGATTGATGACAAATTGTTAGCACCCTTACCAATATTGCATGGCTGGCAACTTGTTATTAAATTATCTAAAGAATTAGTGCCGCCCTTAGAAATCGGATGAATATGATCAACTTGCAAAATAACTAACGGAGGACTTGAACCACAATAAGCACAAATAAAACCATCACGCTTAAAAACTTCAAACCTAGCTTTTTTACCTATTGCTTTACGCATTTTAATTCTCAACAAAAAAAGCCTTAGTTAGCATCCTCACCGTTTTAAGGTGTTGGCGGACTTGTGGACACAAGCAGGACGCTAACTAAGGCTTGTCCAAGGACACCCCCGCCAAGGGATGTAATAATTATGTACTACTTTTTAAAACTTTACAAGTCCCCCCAAATCATTTGCCATTTTGTCGGGAATTTTTCTTTACGGCTAAATTTGCCGCCAGTGAGCATCTCAAGCTGGGTAGCCAATAAGATGAGCCTATCCTCGGGGATGCCGTTCTTACGCCATTGGCAAACTGCCGCAGGGCTAACGCCACACAATCGGGACACCTTGCTAGTGCCGCCTAAAATTTCAATGATTTCGCTATTTTCCATACAGCAATCTTAACACGATTTAATGTAACTTTACTATTCTTTTAAGTTAGATTAAACTATGTCTTGGCAATTACGCCACAACGGAGAAACACAATGGACGAACAAAAGCAATTCCAAGACGAATACGAGCAACGACTACAAGAAGCGTTAGACAAGGTAGAGCAAGGTTACATCAACGAGGATTACATGGCGATTATCCGACACGCTTGCAACTTGCCTAAAATGCCAGCTTCAAAAATATTTCCACTTGTCTACAACTTTGATGAAATCTTTGGAGAAATAAAATGATTGTTACCGGATCAAACACAGAACGCCGCCAGTTCCAAATTGCCCCAGCGGGGACGCATCTAGCCCGCTTATACCGCATCATTGACCTCGGCACTCAAATGCGTGAGTACGAGGGCAAAGTCACAATGAACCGTAAAGGTAAATTCTTTTTTGAATTGCACGGTGAGGACGCAGATGGCAAGCCATTGTTGACCTCGGACGGTAAGCCGCTTATTCAATCCCGTGAGTACACAATTAGCCTTAACGAAAAAGCAAACTTACGCCGTGACTTAGAGGCTTGGCGTGGCAAGTCGTTTACCGATGAAGAATTAAAAGGCTTTCAACTTAAAACTTTGCTTGGACATTTTTGTATGGTCAATATTAGTCACCGTCAAAAGGGCGATTTGACCTATGCCGACTTAAAAGGCATTTCATCCGTCCCCGCTATCTACAAAAAAGCGGGTTTACCTAGCGGCGTAAACAGCACCATGCTTTTTGACCTAAATGCTTTCGATGCCGCAATGTTTGAATCGTTGTCGGACAACATCAAGGAAGTAATTAAAAAGTCACCCGAGTACCGTGCGCTAGAGCAACCAACCACCTCGGCTCAATACACCGCCGCTACGGGTGGTTCTATGGTCGATTTAGACGATGAGCCACCGTTCTGATGAACCTTACCGAGCAATCAATACTGGCTGCTTGGCGGCTTCAACAAATCCAAGAAGGTGACACGGTTACCGCCGAACAAGCTCAATGGATTTGTGAAGCTATCGAGATGCTTAAACTTTTAGCGAGAAAAAAATGATGAAAATTAGTCCACCCGCATTTCCGACATACCTTGCCGAAAACATGGCTCACGGCATGACATTGCGTGATT